TATCGGTTATAAGCGTCTTCGGTGCAAAGTGACTCACGGTAAAGCACTCGAGAAAGGGTCGGAGACTCATCGGCAGACCAGCCAACCTTGAAGGCAAGATCGAGAGCTTGCGCGCATGTCGTTACTGGGAGAGTAGTGACAGGGGGCGTTACTACGCTCGGCAAAGGGGTCAATGGGATTGTTTGATATGAGGTTGAGGCACTGACTTTAGACATGCCTTGAGGCGGCTTAGAAGCGTCCCAGAGAAGCACAAAGGCGGCAAGTCCGAAAGTTACCCAAGCAAAGATTTTGATCGTTTTTTCGTTCATTGTTGAAAGCTCAATTCTGTAGGCACGCCCCAACTGTCGCCAGCCAAGGTTCGGAAGGCGATCTGGGCGCGGATGATTTTGTGTGTGTCTTCGTGTCTAAAGATCTGGACAAGTATTTCTTGTCCGTTGTCCATTGAGCACCGACCTACCTCATAGATGAAGACTTTTGGTTCGGTCATAATTTCACTCCTATCGTCGGTACTTCGACCATAGGCGATCGGTATCCGCTATTGGGGGATTTCGCCGAACACTCTCTGAAAGGCTTGTTTTACAAGGGCTGGAGAGTCTGCCATAGCAGGCGAGATCTCAACATGAATCCAGTCGCCACCCGGGGCTCCGTGAATTGTTGGCTTAGAGTATTTGCTCCACGCTTGTCGAGTGCACTGCCAGCCGCGTCCGAAACTTTGTGGAAAGTAATCAAGGACGCACTCAAGACCGAGCGCGTTCGCGTTAGCGGTAACGATTTCAATGAACGCGATCGTTCCTTTGCGGTTCGCTTTAGGTTGCTTGTCTGACTTGCGATATGAAAGATCTACCGCGCGCCCTGTTGCATGCACTGAAAGATTCTCGGATCCGCGCATGTCGCGAACGCCCCAAGATCCGTTATTCCAGAAAGCGCCTGCACCGTACTTAATCGCTTGCCTGATCCATTCGTCCATGCCTGCGCGTGGGCCAGCTGCGGCACCGTCGGAGTTCCCTGTGTACGGCTTGCTGTTTGCGATCTTCGGGTTGGCTGGAATAACGCTCATAATGTTGGTGGGTCTTTAGGTCGGTCTTTAAGTCCGTTGCCTGCAAGTAGACCAATTAAGCCGCCTGCGAGGGTCATTAGCATCGGAGACAGGACTCCCCATGCTTCTGCGTCGTTAGGGCTCTGCTCGGTAGGTTGCACGACGAAGAGCAGTCCGAAGATGAGTGAGGCGATTGCCATGACGAAGGATGCTGTAAGTCCGATTCCTACGATCAGGATTAGTCGAGCTTTGATCTGTTCGTTGGATAAGCGTTTGTCTGTGGTCATGGACAGCGCCTTTCTAGTAGTCCGTTGGCTTTAGTGGTGTTGCAGTTTTCGCGGTAGCGATCAGCACAAGCAGTCAGGGCAAGTGCAACCATGACACTAGCCAACAATAGGATTAGGCGCTTCATCTGGCTGTGCTTCTGGCAGTTTTGCTATTTCTTCGGTTGTCAATTCGCGAGTAGTTGTTTCGCCTGTAATCGCATCGTGGAAGGTTCCAAGTGGTTTTGCGTTTTTCATTGGTTACGCATTCCTTACGCCATAGACAGTTACGGTTCCGCCTGTAAGAGTTCCAGCGACACTCAAAGTAAATCCTGTGTTTTGAAATGCAGCTGCGTCAATAATACGAACTGTGCCGCCTCTGGAAGATCCACCGCCAGCAACATAATCACTTTGCGCCGTTGTCCAGTTGTTGACTTGTGGGCCACCAACCATAATTGACATCATATTAACCACCCCATCGACATAGCCGACAACAGCTTTGCCTGTGGCTACTGCAAAGTTTTCCCCAGTTAATGTTGCACTGTTAAAGGCTTGGTAATAGCCAAACGAGTAGTAACTAGCGCCCGTTGATGCATTAAACGCCAATTGTATTACTTGAGATGTTGAAGATACGGTTTTTGTAATTTTGATAACATAATCGGTATATGTGCTTGTAAAGCAACCAGCGACTGACACGGAACTGACTCCTGTGCCAATTGTTGCACTGGTAATATAATTTAAGCCGATGTTGGTTTGCAAAGTCGTCATTTGTGCTGCCGTAAGAATTTGACCAGCGGTGAAAGTTTGTTCAGCCATGTTTCTATCCTAGGACATTGTCTTCGTCGAGTGTGCCATACACACTGTCGTTCAAGATCAGCTCATAGACGATCGTGGTTGGTGCCGTAAAGTAAGTGACCGCGTGCCCAGCTGACAAAGTAAGCCGATGCTCAAGACCTTCTACCGTCAAGTTTTGAGCAAATTGGGTTGGGCCTTCCGAAGTCGTAATTGACTTTTGAACATTGATAACATCGCCTACATCCAGTAGTGCAAGTGTGTCTTGATCGAGGGCAGGTGTGCCGGGGAACTCGGTTCCGATTGAGTTGAAGCGTGGCTCTGGATTGGCGTTAAGAAGGTACTCGGCAAGTGTCAGAGCTGCGGCGTCGTTATGAACGAGCGAATCTGTGATCGAGGTTGTTTGGATTAGATAGGTCGCTTGAGAGGTCAGGTCTTCGGCGACTTCTGGCGATGTGGCTCCAGCGTGCTGAATGGATGCACGATTGACCACTGTGTCCGCTTGAAAGGCAATGTCAATCGCCGAGTAGCCGATCTTGGTTGGTGGGTTTGTGTCGTGGAACTCTGCGACAGGGACGCCTAAGACTTGTCCGATGCGCTTCTGGAAGGTGATTGTGCCTTCTCGATCCACAAAGATTCTGCCTTGCTCGGCGTCCATGATTTTGTTCGCGTACCCTGCGACCGAGGTTCCGTTAGCGACCGTGTAAGCAGCTGCACCGCCAAGGGTCGCCACGCCTGTCTCAATGCTCCGTGTGCCCTGATAATCCACTTCTGGTAGATCTAGCAGGTCATTAAAACGATCGCTTGAAAGCTGCTCTGTGACATTCCATTCAGCCAAGAAAGTCTGCCCTAGTTGATAAGAGAAGTCGGCACAAGTGACGCTTACCGTGTCTAGACCGCCCAGCGTAAAGGTGTAGTCAAAATTGACGATGTAGCCGACCCACAAATACTCCTTAACGCCGAGCGAGTCGTATCGAGAGAAGCGAACTTTGCGAAGCGGTGCAAGCCCGGGCAGAGAGTTGTTCGGATCGTAGTAGGGACTGCTTGTATCGAATGGGTTGAACACTCCGTCGGCGTAAGTGTCGTTAAGTGTGAAGTTCATCGTGCCATAAGGGAATTGGTCGCCAGTGTTAGCGCGTCCGCGTTTCGCTGTCAAGCCGATAGTGCCGTCCATGACCGAGGCATATTGATCGGTGCCGTCCAAAACATAATCCGTGGAGTCAAGCGTGCCTTTAGGATCGTCGTCCAGCGTAAAGGCGTTCCAGTTGTACCCAGTATCTATCTCGAGATCGTAAAGACCTGATCCGACTACTGCTACGCCTGCCATTATGCGACCGCTATGTTCGCTGGGCCGTTCTGCCTGTTAAATGCTCTGATCGCGTTCACTACAGCTGTGCCGATCTCTGCACTTGAACCGAGACCGCCGTTGATGTTGATCGTGTAGTTGCCCATTCCACCACCGCGTCCAGATAATGGGATGACCGCTTCAGGGCCACGCTCACCGATCATTGCAAGCGTAGGCCCTGTCACGATTCCGCCGTCCGCAAGCATAGGGATCTCGGGGACTTCGAAGCCTTTACCGCCGATTACTGGAACCCACGAAGGAATGTTAAAAGCAAGTTTGCCGACGGTGCTGTTCCAGAGTTTTGCGATGCCGTTGAAGAGTGATTTGTAGATGTTGAAGATCGCGCCGAAGTAGGTGGTCAGTCCGTCAAAGACTGCTTTTCCGCCTTTGAGCATGCCTTGGAAAACGGTGTCTACGATCTTTCGGACGGAATCAAACTTGAAGTAGAGCGCTGTCAGGATTGCTATGAACGCGACGATTGCTAGAACGATGAGTGTGACAGGGTTGGCAAATAGAAGCGCGTTAAATACTGTTACCACGCCGTTCACGATCATTTGGGCGGCTGCATAAACTTTCATAGCTGCATTAAGCGTCAAGATTGTGACTGCGATTGCACCGATTGCTCCAGCAATAATTAGGAAAGTACTTGAGTTATTTGTTGCCCAAGTTGCAAACTCTGCAATAAATGGGAGAACTGCTTGCACTGCTGGAAGCAGAGCTTTACCAATGCTTCCTTGTAGGTTGTCCATTTGTGCTGTGAGTGTGCGCGAAGTGTTGGCAAGACCGTCGGAAGTTTTGTCAAAGTCGCCTTGTGCAGTAGCGCTTTGTTTGTAGATGAGACTTTGGGCTGCGAGGATCTTTTGTTGATCGGTAAGGGCTCCGCTGCCGTCGTAAATTTTAAGTGCTGCGGCTTCTGCTCTTAACGCTGCGTCATTGAGCAAAATGTTGTATTTGCGCAATGGTTCAGTTTCTCCTCGAAGAGCTGATCCGATTGCGTTAATTGCTTCTTCCGGGGTTGTGTTATTAAACGAGGCAAGGTCGGATGCAAGAGTTGTAAAGTCGTTGCTAAAGTCTGATAGATCTTTGCCACTTAGCCCAGCAATTTTTCCAAAGCTGCCGAAAGTTCCTGCGGCGTCTAAGACTGCTTGTTCGGATTGTCCAATTTCTTTTGCAGCAGTTTTTGAAAATTCTGTGATTGCTTCCGCGCCGTCGCCAAATATAACGCTAACTTTTGACATGCTTTCTTCAAGATCTGACGCGGCTGATATGGCGGGAACAATTGCTGTGGCTAATCCAGCAATTGCAGCTGCGGCGGGGATAGCGGCTTTCTTAATTGCAAACTGTGCCTTAGCAGAAGCGCCCTCAAGGGACTGGAACTCTTTGATCGCCTTTTGAGTTCCCTTGGCATCAAACTCGGAGATGATTGGAATGTTTACCGATGCCATTAAGAGACCACATTCCGATCAACTTTGTCCATGACAGTCTCAACAATGCGCCGCATTTCCGACTCGACTGTGCCTTGGTTCTTTTCCATTGCTTTCCACATTACTCTTGATCGCATGCCGTAGCGCGCCGAAAGTGCACTGCCGAGTCTTCCGTTTGCGGCCATGTCAAAGAGTGTCCCAGTAGAGCCCGAGTAGACAATATTGAAAACGCCAACATTTCTAATTTGTCCAGCAAACTGCGAGATCTTCTTAGTGTTGATCTTGGCGGAGATCTTTTGCTTGCGTCCTGCTTCCCAAGGAAGCATTTTGAAGCCCGAAGGCGTAGTCCAGTTGCGACCCATACCAGACAAAGGAACGGAGTTAGGGATAAGAGCGAGAGCGTCTGCGATTACAGGTTTTGCAACATTCCTAAAATCTTTTGCAATTTGGTTACGAAGACCCGGCTCAATGGAGTTGAGCTGCTTGATTGCTTCTTTGAGACCGTAGACCTCGATGTTGGTGTTAAGTCCTTCAGCCATGTCACCTTTTCTTATTTTGTTTTTCTAGCACTGCGACAATGGTACTTAGGTCTCGCGTGTCGAAGGTGTCAGCGTAGAAAGTGGGAGCCCACCCTGTCGCGACTACAAGTTCGGCGAGTTGTCGCCTGTAGCCGCGTCCGTAGGGTTTGGGTCTGTTGAGTCCTCTACGCCGATCTCAACATCTGGATTCTGTTTTAACCATTCACGCCAAGTAGCAGGAAGTGTCTCGCCTTTGATGCCGAGCATGATGTACGCCCAACAAGCCATATCGGATGCACCGATACCACGACCGTCGGAAACTCGACGATTCTCTAGGCGTTCCCATTCAGAGATTGCGAAGAGGTTTGTGATAAGTAATTCTTTTTTGTCTCCGCGTGTGAGTGTGAGTTTGATCTTCATTTTGTTTCCTTTCGTCGGGCCAAGGAAGGCCGAAGATTATGGGTTAGTAGTGTCAGCCGAGAAGACGCCACCCATGAGAGTAATGTCAATCGATTGCAGCTCACCGAGCGAAGCCGAGATCACTGGGAGCGTCTCGAGATAGCAGTTGGTAAGTGTGAAGCCCGGGTTAGTTGCTGAGTCCACTGCCGAAGTTGGTTTCACAATGACAGTTGTCTTCGTGCCGACAAGCGGTGCAAGTGTCGCATAAGTGGCGAGTGCGTCGTAGCTCAAAAATAAAGTCAAGGTGCATTCGTTATCCTCGAGGCCAGCCGTGAAAGTGTTTGCCGTTTGTCCGAAGGTCGTGTCGTTTAGAGCAGTGACAGTTTTGTTTAAGACGGCGCTTGTGCACCAACCTGTCAGCGCGGTTCCGCCGAGAGTGACAACTGGATTTGAGAGGATTGTGGAAGTGGCCATGATGATTACTCCTTGGAAGTGTTGGATTTAGTTTGACACATAATGAGACCGAGAGTGTGGATTAGGCAGTCTGCACGACAGTTGAGACCGACAGCTCATAAGCAGGAAGCGTCGAGCCACCGATATCTAGGTTTGTTGGGCGTCCAGAGACCACGCCAATATTGAGCGCGTAGATCTGGGCAAGGATATTGAGCAGGCTTTTTTGGGCGTCTAGGTTGCCCGGGCCTAGCGTGATGATCTGCAAGGTAAAGTTGAGTTTTGCGACATTGTAGTTGTAGCCGTCAATGGAGTCGATATTGACGAAGACCGAAGGCGGACTGATATTGCGCGGATCGTTATTTACTTGTAGACCGCTCACCGTTGAGAGCTTTGCAACTAGATCGTCGTAGCCTTCGTTAAATAGATCCGTGTAATTAGGTACAGGCATCAGGCGACCTGTGGGCGATCAATCCCGAGCAACTGGCGGATCATTCCGTTCAGACCCATAACTGGAGTTACGCCCATATTTTGGAATGAAGCGAATTGATCAATAGATCCGCGCTGGCGATACAAGGCTCCACCGTACATCTGCGTCCCTAGGAATACATCTTGCGAAGGGACAGTCGTAAGCGAATCCACATAGCCTGCTTCCATACGGCGTCTCCAGCAAAACTGTGAAGCAGCTGCGGCGCACACTGTCAGGAAGGCGGCGTCCGCTGCGGTTGCTGTGCCGATGCCGATCCAGTCCTCGAGGTTTGCCGCTGTGACCCAAGTGCAAACTTGAGTGATTGTTAGCGTGCCAGAAGCAGAAGTGCGCGCGACATCATCGGCGGTTTTTGCAACGAGCACTTGATTAGCGATTGGAATGTTTGAATCGTAAAGAAGATCGCCTTCGCTATCAATGCCGACATAAAGGTACTGCGGTAATGCGCGGACTGTGTAGGTTCCGTTAAAGGTTGCATCTACCCCGGCAAGGACGACACTTGCGCCGAGTTCAATTTCTGCATCGGTGAGAAGTTGAACTACGGCGTAGTTGTCTATGAGGTATTTATGCGTGATGCTGTAAACAGCCATGAGCGGTAGCCCCGCTCTCGACTAAGCCTGTGTGATCTTGCGGATCATTCCACCGATTGCAGCAAAGGTTGATACATATCCGTGGAAGGACATTGTGCGACCCAAAGTTGCTGGGACTTCAACGCTCATCAAGCCGCGAATGGACTCGTAGAACTCAAAGGCGTCGCCTTGACCTTGACCGACTCGGGTGATGATCATGGTCTTTGCAGCGAAGTTGCTGTCTACTACAAGTTGGAGACCCATTGGGGTTCCGTTCCATGATCCTGCGCTTGATGCTCCAAGTGCGTTTTGACCTGTAAGTCCTGCGCCGATGAATGGGAAGAGCGGACGCTTGCTTGAATCTACAAGCTGACCGAGTTGAGCCCAAACATCAACCGAGACAAACATGTGGGTCGGCATCCAGTTACGGTTTGCCGAAACATCATTCGCTGCGTCGTAAACACTCTTGAGCAAGTCTTCTGGAGTTCCGTCCCAAACGCCGCTCGAGTTTGCTGCTGCAAGCAAGTTGTCTGCAGCCAAGTTGTCTGATGCGATCATGTATTCGCCCATTAAGTCGTTAAGGATTAATTGCATCGCTGGGCCAGAAGTAAAGTCGATGTCCTGAATTGAGAGGGTGACTTGTCCTGCAAGCGTGGTCTTGCTGACCGAGTTTGAAGCGATGACCATTGTTGTCGCTGATGCGGCAGACAATTCGCTTGACTGTGTTGCGACGCTTGTGTGCGTAGTAATTGTTGGACGAATAAAAGTTTTTGATTGTCCGCCGTCTGGATACGCGCGAGCGCCGAGTGCTTCTACCGTAGGTCTGACAAAATTTAGATCCTGCACGAGCGGCAAGAGCACCGGAATTGGGAGCAAGCCGGGCGTGTCAGTGGTAAGCACATCGCCTGCAGCTGCTTGGAGTGCGGTGCGCTGTGATGCGCTGTATTCCGCTACGGCTTTGTTCATGTTGGAGAATGTGTCTCCGCCAATGTGGTAAGCGGCCATAAAGTCGCCTGCGCTTGGCAACTTAAATTCGCGTTTTGCTTGTGCTGGAATTGGTGCAGTTGGAATGGTTGCTTCGACTGCTGGGACTGTTGGCTCGGACATGGTTTCGTTCTCCTGTGTAGGTTCTGTTTCTATGTTACTTATTTCTTCGTCTTCGTGGTGGATACTCGCTGCGATGTCTGTGATGATCGCTCCAGCGAATGCAGGAACTGGCACCATAGACAACTCGATCCAGTCGGCTGCTAGGACTGTTATTGATCCGTCTTTGTTTGCTCGAGTTTTAGTTGGGTTTACTCCGACCGAGACCGAGTCCAGTACGCCGTCAAGGGCAAGCTGCAAAGCGTCGTCGCCTTGTGCGGTCTTGCTGATTTTTGCGGTAAACATCATGCCTTCTTCGTCGTCGTATCTGGCCGTGACAATGCCAATGGCGCTCTCGCTTGAATGATTGAGGAATAGGCGTGGGGCTTTGCCGTCTACTGGCAGGCTGCCGCGCTCAAAGATGACTTCTGTGCCGTCGGAGACGGTCGCTGCGACGCCGTAGGGGACTGCGATTCCTGTGATAGTTCTAGTTGGTGTGCCGTCGCTGGCGGCTGCGTCAATGCTGACGCTTTGAGCTGTAAGTCTGATCATTAGTTTGCAATCTCCTCTTGAGTGTCTTCTTGTACTGGACTTTCCATTTTGTCTGCTAAGTAGTTTTCTTCTAAATACGATTCGTAGTCAAAGGCAACAAAAGTTCCGTTAGGCAAAACATTATTCATTGACAATGTTTCAGCGATTGCATCTGCGTACAACTTGACGCCAAAAAATAGCAAGTCCATGCGCGCTTGCTGCGATGACTGATATGAATACGATCCTGTAGATACGCCGATCAGGTATGGCGGAACATTGCCAATACGACCGCCAGTTTCTAACGCGCTGTAGTTAGCAGACTCAATAAGAAGCATCTTGTCTGGACTCATCGTCGTAGGTTCGTATGTGAGGAATTCGTTAAGAGCCGCAGTCTGATTAGTTGCTCGAGCAGTGTTGAACGCTGCGGCAAGATCAGCCAATTCTTGCGCGCTTAAAGGCTCACCGCCAGTCTGACGAAGCACCCCGGCAGGAATGGAGCTGCTCGCGTTTCTTGCCCTCGCGTCTTGAATCTTGATCGCTGTTTCAATAGCGGCTTGTGATGAATAGACCATGCCTTGTGTTGGCGACAAAAATTGCACAAGGTTCGCAGGGTCTATTTGTCCGCCTTGAAAATAAACTTCTTTAGAAGGTGCAAACCAGACGGGGCCCGCCATGTCGGTAGTTGTCACGCTTCCCGCTGGGAGCCTTGAGAAACTTGCGGGATAACCGTCAGCGGTGCGCGATGTTATGTACCAGAACGCGCGCCCATAGAAGTACAGGTCATCAAATGTCCATGACATTAAAAAGTTGTAGGGAACGGTTGGATCGGGGCGACGCAACCAAGATCGGGGGGCGATATAGACGCGCTCCATTTCTTCGCCGTTCCACATTTCCGAATAAGCGCGCAAGGGCATGCAGCCAATGACCGATGCAAGCAGATCGCGCGCGCGTGAGATTGCAGGGATTGAGATTGCCGCTGCGCGAAGTTGTCCTTCTTGGTAGGTGTAATACTGACCGATCATATTTACGCCGACATTGCTTGAGCTATACCCGGGGTTCATTGCGCTAGCTGCAGCGGCTTTGGCAGGCGCGGGACTGATAGCAGCCTTGTTTACTTTGCGATCAAAGATTCCCATAGCACAAGATTACACATTGCGCTCGGATTGTGGTGGCACTCGCCCAGTCAGTTGCGGTATCCCGACGACAGGCAAGCAAGCGGACGAGTGCCAAGAAGATGTTACTGACTAACCGTAACAAGCATCGGCTTCTGGGAGTTGCCCGGGCGTGCAGCTGCCGCCGCTCCCCAAATCATCGTCCGACAAAGCTCAATCGGGCCAGCCGACTTCTGCGACGACACCGCGATCGAGCCTTGAGTCCTAACCATGACCGCGCGACAAACATGCTCGGCAAGCATGGCTTCCCCAGTGTGAACTAGACGACCTTCACTAATCATGTTTCTTACAATGGGGGTGTATTGCAGAATCTCTTTGTATCCCATTACGACGCGCCGACGCTCAAAGACAGGCGGACAATGTGCATCAATGGTCGGTGAAAAGATGAACTTGATCGCAGGATCAGCCGACGCCAATGCCCCGACATGAGCCCACAATTCTTTAGCAGTTTCGGCGGTGAAGGCAACCGAGACACAAGTACGACCGTCACCAAGCGCGACCGACTTAGTAGCAAAGTAGCGCGATTCGTCCATTGATGCCTCGACGGAGATTACGCCGCCAGCAGGGATCGGGCCGTCGTACTTAAGGTCAGGCCATAGGTGGGTTTGGATCCAGCTCTGGGTTGAAGCGATCCACATGTTCAGCGATGAGCGCAAGAAGTTTGAGCGGTCAGGATCTTTAGATTCGGCGCGCAAAGTGTCAAGGGTCAAAGTGTGCCCAAGTGCTGGGTTTCCCCACGACCAAGAAGATTCCAACATTGGATCAACTGTGGGCGGTGGGCTAAATTCGCAGAAATAAAAGTTGGAAGGATTGTTTGTGTCAATAAGTCGCAGCGCGTTCTCTCGATGCCTAATAAATAATGCGCTGCTCTCGGTGCCAGCTGTACTAAACATCGCCAGATGAGGAGACCTGCGGACGCGCTGGGTTGGGATCAGGCCTGCCATTGTGATCTCTGAAATGTCAAAGATCTCATCCGCGCAAATTAGATCTACGCTCATTCCGTGACCGATTGAAGGGTTCGCCGCGCGCACATACCAGCGAGATCCGTCTGGCATTGTCGCGGAGTTACGACCAAAGGACTTCATAATCTTCGCGCCATAACGGTCTTCAAGGATTGGTGCAATCTCATCAAAGAGCAGACAGGCAAGTGAAAGAGTGTGAGCTGTAGATAAGACGGTCTGCTTCGTGCCCCGAATCTTCGGCATCTCAATCATCCAAAATAATATGAGGCACTGGATGAGAAGGGTCTTCCCATTTTGTCGAGCCACCGAGCAAAGAGAAGATCTGTGCACAAGATCATCCTGTCCGTCGGGAGCATGGGTGAATCCCAAGGCGCGCTCAAGATAATGGATCTGCCAAGGCATGAGCTGCACATGAAGTAGTTCAGAAGCCATGTCCCCCACAAGTCCAGCCCATGAGCCGTCGCAGTCAGGCACGATCGTCTCGAGTCTTGGCTGGTCGTGGCTGATCACCGCTAGTTCAGGCTGGTCAAGGCTACTTGGGAGAGATACAAGCATGGGGCTCGGGGGCGTTAAAACGGGGTATAAAAAACCGTTATTCCTGTTGTTGATTCGTGTTGATGTTTTTTTGTTTATGTATTCTGCTCCGCGTCTACTGTTGCATGGCTTGCACGCTGGGACATAGCCGTCTTGTATTGTGCCGCCTGCATCTGACTCGACTAGGTGGTCTAGTTCTGTTGCTTCGGCGCGTCTGCACCAATGGCATACAGGTTGATCGCGTAGTAGTTCTTGTCGTGCGTGTTTGTATTCTTGTGTGTTGCGTTCTCTGTTTGATTCCATGTTCTAAGACCTACTAGCGCGCGCTGTCGCGCTTGCTCTCAAGTTGCTGTGAGTGTGTTGCATGTCGGGCTCGAGTCTGTTGAGTTTGTTTGTGGTATGTCATGTGTAAGCGTAATGCAAGACAGACCCCTGAAGAGCCCCCCGTCCGTTGCCACACTGGACTCCCTAATCAATTCCTTTACACACTGCGCTTCGACGCTTTGCCAATTCCTTTCGTGTTGCAGGTTTTGGACGCGCCGATCTAACCAAGTTCCCTTGGATTAGCCCCGTCACTTGCGAAGGTGATACGGCCTTGGTGCTTGCCAGTTGTAGAAGTGTTAGCGGTGTCTTTTTTTATCTGACCTAATCATCAGGATCGCCCACATTAGTACTACGCCAAGAAGACCCCAGACTGTCTTGCTCATGGCTGGTTCTCGGGGAACGCTCGGCGCAATGCTTCGTGCGCTAGGTACAGCTCATCGGTCAAGCGTTCTACTTCTAGTTTTAACCAGTCGCGCTCGCGTCCGATCGCTGACATGTGATCGTGCAAGATGCCGTAATCTTTGTCGCTGTAATAGGTCATAGTTTTAGCCTGTCAATCAGTACCCGGCATTGTCCCGATGACAATGTCTCCACGACTACATCGTCTACGCCGAGAGTCTTGTGAATGAACTCAAGCAGCTGGAAGTCATCCCATGCTTTACCTCGAGCGAGCGACTTTAGGAAGGCGATCTGTTT